ACAACAAGTTCAGTCGGTGGCGGTGGTGGAGGTCGTGGAGATTTTGCTGGTAAAGCTGGTGGTTCAGGCGGTGGTGGTGGCGGTACTGGAAGTCCTCCTGCAAAAGCTGGTGGCGCAGGTACATGCGGTCAAGGTAATGCTGGTGGAGCAGGTTCACTTGTAGGATGTTCCCCTTCACCTGGAAGTGCATTTGGATCGGGCGGCGGTGGTGGAGCAGGTGCTGTAGGTGGTGCTGGTATTACAGGAACTTTTCCAGGTTCTGGAAAAGGTGGAGCTGGTGGAGCAGGTGTAGATATAAGTCCTGATTACGGAAATATAGGACCAACATGTTCAGTTTTTGCTGGAGGTGGTGGCGGTGGTACAAGAATTGGAGCTCCTGCTGGAGCTGGTGGAACTGGTGGTGGCGGAGCTGGTGGTGGTGCCCCTCCTGGTCCAAGTGCAGCTGGAACTCCCGGTGTAGCTAATACTGGTGGAGGCGGTGGTGGTTGCGGATCATCTGGACCTTCTTCAGCTGGCGGAACAGGTGGCCCAGGAATAGTCATCGTAAAAGAATTATGTCAGGCTTCAGGAGTCTGGAGTATGCAAAGTCAATTTCAATCACAGAGTCAAGGATCATGGCCAAGATTTATTACAACACAAACATTTGCTACAAAAGGTGTATTTATGGTAGCTGGTGGTGGAGGTACTGGTATAGCACCATCAGGTGGTGGTGGAGGAGCTGGAGGATTAATTTTAACACCTAATTCTTATCCTATAACTGTTTGTGGAGCAGCAGGAACAGCCATACCAATTACAATTGGAGCTGGTGGTGTAGGTGTTGGTTGGGCAACAGCAGGAGCAAATGGTAATAATACTATTGTAGGTGGTGATTTTAATAATTTAAAAGCTATCGGTGGTGGTGGCGGTGGAAGTTTTACTTGTGAATCTAAAGGAAAACCTGGTGGATCAGGTGCCGGTGGATCAGGAGAAGGAGTATCAACTGCTAATTTAGGAATACAGGGTTCAGCAGATGGAGACTCAGGAACATATGGATTTGGTAATAATGGTGGAACAGGTAGTGGTCCAGCAAGAGCTGGTGCGGGTGGTGGTGGTGCTGGTGCTGCAGGTACAAATGGTTCAGGTTCACTTGGACCAGGTCCAGCAGGAGGAGCTGGTGGTGATGGTAAAAGTGTAATTCCTGTTATGGGATCATTAGGTACTCCTTTCTTTGGACCAACTAACGGAACATTTGCTGGAGGTGGTGGTGCTAATAAATGTACAGCGCCAGGTGGTGCTGGTGGACCAGGTGGTGGAGGTAATGCAGTTCCAACTGCTCCAGGTAGTGGTTATGCAGCAGGTTCAAATGGTGCAGCTAATACTGGTGGTGGTGCTGGTGCTTCTTATGGTGTAGGTGCTCCAAGTTCTCCTCCTGATGGTGGAATGACTGGTGGATCTGGAAGAGTAATAATGAACTTTCCTGATTCATTAACAATTGCAGTTGCTCCTGGATGTAACTCAGTTAACCCTTCTCCAGGATCTACAAAGACTGCAGTATTTACAGTTACAGGGACATTGACAGTTAGTTAATAAATGTTATATTAAGTTCATAAAGACATATGAACCTTACAAACTATTATTGGTATTTTAAATCAGCAATTCCACATAGAATATGTGATGACATTGTTAAGTATGGAAAATCTTTACAAGATCAAATGGCAGTTACTGGTGGTTATGGTAATAAAAAATTAAATCAAAAACAAATTAAAAATTTAAAAAAGAAAAGAGACTCTAATGTTGTTTGGATAAGTGATAGATGGGTATATAAAGAAATACAACCTTACGTACATCAAGCAAACACAAGTGCTAATTGGAATTTTAAATGGGATTTTAGTGAAGCCTGTCAGTTTACAAAATATGTAAAAGGACAATATTATGATTGGCACTGTGATAGTTGGGATCAACCTTATCAACGACAACAAGGTGATCCATCACATGGTAAGATTAGAAAGTTATCTGTAACAGTTACTCTATCCGATCCAAAAGATTATAAAGGTGGAGAATTAGAATTTGATTTTAGAAATACAGATCCAGATAAAAAACCTAATATTAAAAAATGTACAGAGATATTACCTAAAGGATCTTTAGTTGTATTTCCCTCATTTGTCTGGCATAGAGTATGTCCAGTTAAAAGTGGAGAAAGAAAAAGTTTGGTTATTTGGAATTTAGGATACCCATTTCAATAAAGGAAAAATATGAAAAATAAAAAAATTAAAAGTTATCCCCAAAAATTAAATTTAGAACAATATTTTGCATCACCTATATGGTTTGCAGATGCACCAGAATTTGCAGATAGTTTAAATAAAGCATCAGAAAAATATATTGATCAAGCTAAGAAAAATTTAAAACCAACTATTGATAAACGTAATAAAAAACTTGGTAACAAAGGAGATATGGGTCATGTATTTCATTCAACATCATTAATAGGTGATCCTAATTTTAAACAATTGCAAGATTATATAGGTGCTACAGCACAAAATTTATTAGGTGAAATGGGTTTTGATATGTCTGGTCATCAATTATTTACTACAGAAATGTGGGTACAGGAGTTTGCTAAAAAAGGAGGCGGACACCATACATTACACACACATTGGAATGGTCACATATCTGGTTTTTATTTTTTAAAAGCAGATGAATCTACATCTTTACCAATGTTTGAAGATCCAAGACCAGGTAATCTTATGAATCTTTTACCAGAAAAAGATAAAACAAAAATAACTTATGCTTCATCAGCAATAAATTATAGAGTCAAACCAGGTAAAATGATATTTTTTCCATCATATTTACCTCATCAGTACATTGTAGATATGGGATATAATCCATTTAGATTTATACATTTTAACTGTCAAGCAATACCGAAAGGAGTATTAAATGTCGTTTAAAAAAAATAAATACACGGTTTTAAAAAAAGTTATCTCACCAGAGTTAGCAGGGTTTGTTTATAAATATTTTTTAAATAAAAGAAACGTTGCAAAATTTTTATTTGATCAAAGATATATATCTCCTTATACAGAATATTTTGGTATATGGACTGATGACCAAGTGCCTAATACTTATTCACACTATAGCGATATTGCAATGGAAACATTATTAATGGAAGTAAAACCTGTAATGGAAAAACATACCGGTATTAAATTAAGTCCTACATATTCTTATTCAAGAATTTATAAAGAAGGAGATATCTTAGCGAGACATAGTGATAGATATTCATGTGAAATATCTACTACGTTAAATTTAGGGGGTGACCCATGGCCAATATATTTAGATCCAACTGGAGGTAAAGGCAAAGCTGGTATTAAAATTGACCTTAATCCAGGTGATATGTTAATATATTCCGGTTGTGATCTTGAACATTGGAGAGAAGAGTTTAAAGGTAAAGATTGTGGACAAGTATTTTTACATTATAATAAATTTAATTCTAAAAAAGCTAAAGAAAATTATTTAGACAAACGACCTTTACTAGGTGTACCTTCTTGGTTTAAAGGTGTTAAGTTGACAAAATTTAATAAATAGTCTATACATTAGGCTTGCGGGGGGATGATCCACCACAGATTCCCCTTGCTTTAAACATATTGAAATCACACACAATTTGCTATAATACCTAATAAACAGGAATTTTATATGCTACAAAAAATAGGGTTTCAACCTGGAATCAATAAACAGATAACACCTACAACAGCAGAAGGTCAGTGGACCGACTGTGATAATGTAAGGTTTAGATATGGCACACCAGAAAAAATAGGTGGTTGGAAACAATTAGGAGACGATGCACTTACTGGTGCAGGCAGAGGACTTCACCATTTTGTCAATAGTAAAGCTAGAAAATACGCAATTATTGGAACTAACAGAATTTTATATGCATATTCAGGTGGGGTGTTCTATGATATACATCCTATCAAATCTACTACCACGCTTTCAAATGCATTCAGCACGGTTAACGGATCACCTACTGTTACAATAACTTTTTCTAGTCCACATAATATTTCAGCACAAAATATAATTTTATTAGATAATTTTACTGCTATTACAAATTCTAATTATAGTGCAGATGATTTTAATAATAAAAAATTTATGGTAACAACCGTACCATCAAGTACAACTATAACTATTACAATGCCAGCAAACGAATCAGGATCTGGTGCAACAACATCAGGTGGTATTAGAGTACAACATTATTATCCAGTGGGACCCGCTGTACAAGCTCAAGGTTTTGGTTGGTCACTTGGATCATGGGGAGGTGAAGTTGCTGGAGAACCTACAACAACATTAACAAATGGTATTAACGATGCAGTAACCACTGGAATTATATTAGGTGATGTATCCCAATTTCCAAATGCAGGTACAAACTTTATAAAAATAGATACTGAAGAAATTTCATACACAGGTATATCTGGTAACGAACTTACAGGTGTTACAAGAGAAGTAAGAGGTACAACAAAAGCTGCACACAGTGGTGGTGCAACAGTTACTAGTACAACAAACTTTGTAGCATGGGGAGAAGCTGCATCGGGTGACTTAGTTCTTGAACCCGGTATGTGGTCATTAGATAATTTTGGTGACAAAGCAATTTGTTTAATTCACGACAGTGCTGTTTTTGAATGGAACTCTGCCGCAACAAATGCAGAAACAATCAGAGCAAGTATTATATCTGGTGCACCAACTGCATCACGTCATATGTTAGTATCTACACCTGACAGACACTTAGTGTTTTTTGGAACAGAAACAACCATTGGAGACACATCAACACAAGATAATATGTTTGTAAGATTTTCGGATCAAGAAGACATAAATACATACGTGCCTACAGCAACCAATACAGCTGGTACACAGAGACTGGCCGACGGATCACAGATCATGGGAGCAATTAGAGGTAGAGATGCAATTTATGTTTGGACCGATACTGCACTGTTCACTCAACGTTTTGTTGGTCAACCATTTACTTTTGCCTTTGCACAAGTTGGAACTAACTGTGGACTTGCAGGACAGAACGCATGTGTTGAAGTTGATGGTGCTGCATATTGGATGTCAG